CCACCCCCGGCGACGAGATCGGCGTGACGATCACCTCGTACCAGCGGTCGAGCGGTACGCGCTCGGAGAATTCGACGCGCTGCGCGGTTCTGCTCGCGCGCGCGCGGCGGATCGCCTCCAGCACTTCGGGCACGCGCAGCCCGAGCGAGACCGGCTCGCCCGGACGCAACGCCGGCGCCACCGCGGTCGCGCGCGCATTGAGCGCGACCACGTCGCCGCGGCGGTCGAGCGCGACCACGGGATCCGGCAGTCCGGCCAGCACCGCTTCGATCAAGGGGTCGCCGACACGCCGCGCGCGCGGCTCAACCCTGGCCAGCGCCGCCGGCGCGATGTCGCCGCGCGCGCTTGCGATCAGCGCCGCCAGCGCCACCAGCGCGAAACCCGCGAGCGCCGGCAGCGCGGCGGTGGCGCCGAACAGCCACAGGCCGGCGAACGCGATCGCCGTGGCCGCCAGCACCAGGCGCATGCGCCTGAAGCGCTCGACCCATCGGCCGACCCGGACGCTATCGTGAATCACTGTCATGTCATCTGGACTCATAGGGCTTTGCCTGCGCAGCGACAATGACGACCATCCACGCTGGCGCGCGACTGGCCGGTTTCGACTGATGCGACCGACGTCATGGAACTTGCCGGCGCCTGGTCACACGACACCCGCAGGTACGCGGCGGCCGCCAGCAGATGCGCGGGGCTGTCGTCGCAAAACCCGAGCACGCTGTTGCACTTGCCGCAGAGGAGCCCGCGCACCTTGCCGCACGCGTGGCAATGATCGACACACAGCGCCTGGCCGGATCGCTTGCAGATGGCACAGGCGCCATTCTGCCGCTTCCGCATGGCGTCATAATCGGCCAGCGAGATGCGGTAGACCTTGTCATAACGCTTCCTGCGCTGCCATTCGCGGCCGCGCGCGCGCTTCCGTTCGCGAAAATGCGGATCGTTCTGCAGCCTGAGCCGCCGGCGCTCGCGCAGCTCCTCCTTGTGCGTCTCGCGGTAGCGGCCCCTGGCGGCGCGCACCTTCTCCCGGTATTCGGCGTTCTCCGCAAATCGTTTCTTGTGCCACGCGCTGTGCGAGAACATTGATCCGTTCATTGAGGAAGAAGATTAATCAGGCAGCAGGAACGACCCGCGCTCCGTCGCTCTCGTGTCCCGGGCGAGCGGCAGCGAGACCCGGGACCCAGGGGCGACACGACGGATCGCAACCAGAAGCTCTGCTGCGCTTCGCAGTTGTTGCGCTGGGTCAGCGCAAGTCGGGTTTACCCGACTTGCGCATCTAACTGCCGATCTCGGGCAAGCCCGAGATCGGTGTCTCGTTCCGCTCGCGCGAGTGCGCTCGCTGCACTCGGCCGGGACACGAGACCGACGCTGCCTCGCGATCGAATCCCGATCACGCCACGCCCTGCTGCGCGTACTCGATGCGTCGGTGAAACCCGCTCTGGGCCGCGCGGTGGTCGAGCGTCATGGCGAGATAGCGGAACGAGTCGGCCGCGTGCGAGGTCCAGTCGTGCACGGGCTGCGGGCGCAGCGCCTGCAGCGCCGGGTCGTAGTCGGCGCGGTAAAGCTTGAGCGCGTCGATGCCGCGCGCGCATTTGTGCTCGTCGAACCAGCATTTCGGCACGAACATGCGCACCGCGTTGATGCCGTCCTCGACCCGGTGCAGCGGGGCGAGCGTGATGTGCTTGAGCCCGAGGCTTTCCATCACCTCGAGGCGGCTCTTGCCGGTGCCGAGCTCCCTGGCCTGCGCGTCGTGCGGCACGATGTGCCCGGCATAGACATAGGGGCGCAGATTGATCTCCCTGACGTAGTGTCCGAGATCGACGCCGGAGGCTTCGTAATAATCGATGATGCGGATTTCGCGCCCGATCACCTGCGCGAACCAGATCGCAGTGGCGTCGCGGACGCCGAGGTCCCACGATGTCCACACCAGCGCCGAAGGGTCATAGGGCACGCCGGCGACGCGGCGCTCGGCTTCGGCGCGGGCGATCAGCTTGCCGTAGTACGATCCGATCACTGCGGCGTCGAACGAGCATTCGAACTCCTGCGCGTATTGCTCCTCGGTGAGATCGCGCCGCGCCAGCGCGAGCTCGCTGTCGGGAATGAGCCCGGTGTCGCTCGCCTTGAGCATCATGGCGAACCAGCCCTCCTCCCGCTGCGCGCGCCGCCACAGCTCGAAGAAGGCGTTGCGGCCCTTCGGCGTACCGATGAAGACCGCCCAGCCCTGCCGGTCGGCGAGCGCGGGGCGGATGATCTCCGACCACATGCGCGGGTCCATGTCGGCGTATTCGTCGAGCACGATGCCGTCAAGATAGATGCCGCGCATGGCGTCGGGATTGTCGGCGCCGTAGAGCCGCACCTGGCCGCCCTCGGGATAATCGACCCGCAGCTCGCTCTCGTGCGTGGTGGCGCCGTGGCGGCGCAGCGACGCCACCGCCGCGCGCAGGTAGTCCCACGCCACCGCCTTCGACTGCCGCAGGAACGGCGACAGATAGGCGAAGCGCGGCCGCACCAGATCACATCGCAGCGCCTGCTTCTGCAGCTCGTGCACGCACGCGACGGTCTTGCCGGCGCGGCGGTGGGTCACGATGCAGGCGAAGCGCTCGGCGCGGGCATGGAACGGAGCGAACTGCGCGCGCGGCCGGTAGTCAACCTCGACCTCCAGTGCCGGTCCTTGCTCGAGCTCCAGTGCCGGTGCTTCGGCCGGAGGAAGCTCCTGCCCTGCTAGTCCTTCCATCGCACGATGACCCTCCGCGGTCCCTCATCTTCGATCGCACCCGCCGCCGTCTTGCCGTCCATGCGGTCGAGGATCTCCTTGATCGCGGACATGTCGCCGCCGAGCGCGCGGGTGATGAGCTTGTTCACGATCAGCGCCAGGGCCGGCGCGGTCTGTCCGTCGTCACCTTCGGCTTCGCGCCGCAGCGCGGCGCTGATCGCCGCGCGCATCGGCTTGCCGGCATTGCCGCCGTCGGGCGGCACATCGTGGTCGGTCATGGTCACCTCCAGTTGCTGGTGGATCTGTTGCTGATGGGTCTGAGTCAGGGGAACGGCCGCTCCGCCCGCGCTCGCGAGCGCCGATGTCGCCACGTCATGGCTTATCGACGAGCGGGCCATTCTTCAGATAGGCGATGGCCCGCAGCAGCAAGGCATGATCGTCTCGGAACCAGGGAAGTGCGGCTTTGCACCTTCGGCACAGCAGGCCGCGCACCTCGCCGGTGACGCGACTGCGATCGACAACAAGCGGATCGGCATGCGGTCGCCTGCAGGTGGCGCATACGCCGCCCTGCCCTGCCAGCATTGCCGCGTACGCGCTCCTGGATAGTCCGTCGCCTTGCCGCAGCCGCCACCACTGCGACAGGCGTTGTGCCAGGCTTTCGGTCCGGCGTTGGTTGACGTCCTCCTGGTGAGCCGCGCCGCGCGTTCGCGCCCTGCGCCTCTCCCGATATTCCCGATCCTTCTGCATGTCGTTTTCCTTCGCTTGCCATTCCTCACCGATCAGCCGTGCCCCGATGGCGTCAGGGCTCGCAGTTGCTCAGCGGTTCGCAATTCATTGTCGCGGTTGCGCGCGCCATCAGCGGCGTGCGCCGACGCGCGGGCGAATGCCCGGCGCCGCTCCAGATCGGAGAGCGTGGAAACAGGTTTCTGCGACCGCACGCGATCAACGCGCGCTGCCGGATCGCAATGCGGTCAGCCAACTTCGCTCGGATTTACACGGACGTGCCGACGCTATGCCCCGACGCGCGCCGGCGAGCGCGAAATCATCGCTCGTCCGCGCACCCCCAAAAAGCATTCCGCCCCGGAATGCTGGAGCCCCAGGAGGGTGGCCCCAGCAGCGGAGCGGTGTTCAAACGCAGTTTTGGAGTGTCGTGTTTATAAGAGATTCGCTGTTACAAGTCAACTACAAAATGTAGCCGAATCCATCCCGGTGATGTGCTCGTCAAGCGGCTCCAGCGCGATGACGTGGTCGTAGCTCCGGCCGCGAATGGATGGCGATCGCCATGCGAGAAACGGAGATGCCCGCCCCGATCTCCACTAGGACGCGGACTCAGACCAGTCCCGCTTCAAAGGTCGAGATCGATGACCATCTCTCGGCTGATCCTCTTCGCGAACTTTGCAATCTCGGCAAAGGTCTGTTGGCATTCGGGGTCTCGCGCAATAGCGGCCTGCACCTTCTCATAGGCCGTTTGGTCGGCGTACCG